TTATTATATTTGATGTATATTTGTTTAAGTATTAGCACATACCATATACATCTACCATTGAATAATATACAATAGTCTATATGTAATAATTCATTTGCAATAATTCATTTGTAATAATTCATCTGTAAAAGTTATTTCGGTGTAATTCGTAAATTTATTTTCTTTAGCAATAGTATAATACAATGGGTGGAGGACTTATGCAACTAGTAGCGTTTGGCGCACAAGATGTTTATCTTACTGGTAATGCTCAGATTACCTTCTGGAAAGTAACCTATCGCCGTCACACCAACTTTGCAATGGAGGCGATCGAACAAACCTTCAACGGTCAGGCTGATTTCGGCCGACGTGTTACTTGCACCCTTGCCCGTAATGGCGACCTTGCTTACCGCACCTATCTACAGGTGACCTTGCCAGAAATTGGCACGGATTTGGCCCAGTATGCCCGCTGGCTAGATTTCATTGGAGAGCAGCTTATCGCCCAGGTTGAGGTCGAGGTTGGTGGTCAGAAGATTGACCGGCAGTATGGTGACTGGATGCATATTTGGAATCAATTGACCCTTACTAAGGAGCAGGAGCGAGGATACTTTAAGATGATTGGTCATACCACTCAGCTAACCTACATCACTGACCCTAGTTTTGCTAACGTCGATGGGCCGTGTAGTTCCGATGCTCCTCGACAGGTATGCGCCCCTCGTAATGCTCTTCCCGAGACCACTTTGTACGTTCCTCTACTCCTATGGTTTTGCCGTAATCCTGGTCTCGCGCTTCCTCTAATTGCTCTACAGTATCACGAAGTTCGTATTAATCTCGACATTCGACCAATTGACGAGTGTTTATGGGCGGTTAACACGCTCTCTTGCGATAGTTCATCCACTAACGTGCGGGCCAATACTGCTTACAGCCAGTCCCTTGTTGCCGCCTCGCTCTATGTGGATTATATCTTCCTCGACACGGATGAGCGCCGCCGGATGGCACAGAATCCCCACGAGTACTTAATTGAGCAGGTCCAGTTTACGGGCGACGAGTCCGTCGGGTCCTCCTCTAATAAAATTAAGCTCAATTTTAACCACCCATGCAAGGAATTGATTTGGGTGGTTCAGCCTGATGCCAATGTTGATTATTGCTCGTCCTTCGACTGCCAAGCCGTTCTATTTAAGACTCTTGGTGCACAGCCTTTTAATTACACGGATGCAATTGATGCTCTACCCAATGCGCTTCATGCGTATGCCAGTCCCGGAGCAATTGGTAATAATGCAGAGGATTATATTACCACTTCTGGTCTATTTGTTGACCCTGGTGCAGGGGGCGTAACACCCAACAATTATTGGGGCTCTGATGGCACGACTAACCCAGTAACTTCGTCACCAGAATTATATAATGCTGGGGGAGGCCAGAACGGGTTTGGCGACAATGCGGGAGGCGACGACTCTGCCATCCTATCGTCTGTTTCCGATGCTGGCTCCTTTGTGCTCGCCGAGACTGCTCTTGACATGCACTGTTGGGGTGAGAATCCTGTGGTGGTTGCCAAACTACAGATTAATGGACAGGACCGCTTCTCGGAGCGCGAGGGAACCTATTTCGACCTTGTACAGCCTTACCAGCACCACACCCGCAACCCCGATACGGGCATTAATGTATACTCCTTTGCGGTGCGCCCAGAGGAACATCAGCCCTCAGGGTCTTGCAATTTCTCACGAATTGATAATTCAGTCCTACAACTCGTGCTCTCCAACGCCACCGTCGAGGGAACCAAGACCGCCAAGGTGCGTGTATACGCTACTAGTTACAACGTGTTCCGCGTAATGAGTGGCATGGGTGGCCTTGCTTACAGCAATTAAATAATTGCTGGAACTATAAATTGTTTTTTATCCTTTATCATTTTATAATTATTATAAAATGACAAATAATGCTATACTTATTCCAATGGATAAGGTCGCTGATTCGTTTGTATAACTAAATTTTCAGGCATAATTAGTGGAAGTCTATCAAAATAATTTATGGTTGGTAATTTTGTTAGGTCAGGCGTAACAGGTGCTTGGGGGGTAACTAAATTAGTCGAGTTTATGCCAAACAACGCCGATTCAATATCAACTGAATTTCTAGAAAAAATACTTCGAGGCATATGGCTCGGCGTTATTCCTAGACTTGGCATTGCGTTCTTATATGCTTGACCATAAGTACTATGACCATATGACATGTAGTTACTTGCTTTGTTATAAGATTTCTGTTGTAATAAATATTCCGAGGGAGTATTATTATTTCTAGTTGATGCCATGTATATATATATATATATACTAGTTGTTTTATTTATATATTAAAAATATAAATTTGTATGTACTAAATAGTTCTACTTCAAGGTGTTCATTGACTTCCATGTCGCGCCAACTTCGTATTTACACTGAGTCCACCCATTACACTTACTTGACCCCGACGCTTGCTTGGCAAACCCGCTCAATGAATAAGCCGTTCCATCATGCATGATTTTTTGTTGTTCCCCATCGTACACTCCAATACTGTCTTTAAATTTAATGCGTTGACCTGTATTAAAATATGTACCCAGTTGACGCCTTGCAGACTTGTGTTTGGGTGCAACATCTTCATCTGTGCGAGAAGTATCCAAATAATCGAGTGCCTGATGAAGAACTGGGTCAGGGTTGGTGTCTAGGTCATCAATCTGCTCGTAATCTAATTCCGTATATAGTTCTAGGACATGCTCAGGCACAGGCACAGGCACAGACATGAGGGCAGGCTCAGGCACTAGGGCAGGCTCAGGCACTAGGGCAGGCTCAGGATCGAATTCTGACTCTGTATCAGACACGGGAGCAGTACCTGTACCCGATTCATATTCAGACCCCGACTCGTGGTCTGATTTAGGGTCCATATCAGAATTAGAATCAGCATCAGTATCAGTATCAGATCCCGACTTGTGCGCGGATTCATATACAGACTCAGACGCCGGCAAGTCCCGCGAGGGAGTCCGAATCATCTCTGCTTTGTGTTTGTCAATTTTTGCGCTTAGATGATACACCTCATCCTTAAGTGTCTCTGGGATACCTGTTAAATCGATTTCGATAGTCAGGCGAGTAATCTTCAGGCATGAATCCATTTGAGTCATTGTAATTGTTGAATGCGGTATCAAGGTAAGTTTTTGAATACTTCAATTTTTTAAAGTATGTTTCCTTTTAAATGCCCCTTATTCATCTATCTACATGTGTGCCATGCAAAGCAAAGATTAAGTAATATAATGTTATAATATATGGCCTATATAAATACCCGTCAAATCACCCATGAAACAATTAGGCATTTATTCTTAGCATTTATTATAGGAATTATTATATTATATTTTATTTTATTTTGTTATCAAAAGATAACAGGGAACTCTGAGTTTTTTACATCTTCCATGATAATCCCCTCAACCAGACGAATATTGATATTATATACTGGGGGGACCATTGGAATGGTAAATTCTCCCGCTGGTAATATTCCTAAAAAAGGATATCTTAAGCAGCAACTGGGTAAAATATTAGCCATACATAATGATAGCAGTAGTTTAATATCTCCTTATGATATTAAAGAATATAATCCATTACTTGATTCATCAAATATGGGTATAAATGACTGGAATATAATGATATCGGATGTTCGGGATAATTATCATAAATATGACAGTTTTATTATTATTCATGGCACTGATACGTTATCTTATACCGCGTCGGCATTGTCCTTTGCTTTTGAAAATCTAGGTAAGCCAGTTATTATAACGGGATCTCAGATCCCCTTAGAGCACTTAAAAAACGATGGTGAAAATAATTTATTGGCGTCTCTTATAGTCGCTTCTAGTACAAATATTCCCGAGGTGGTTGTTGTTTTTTCTAATAAAATTATTAGAGGAAATAGGTCTAAGAAAAGTAGTTCCAATAAATTAAACGCATTTGATTCCCCAAATATAACACATTTAGGTAATTTTGGTTATTCAGCGGAACCTAATCTAAACCATGACATGATACGTCGTACTGGGCTAGGTACCTTTTCTGGACAATTATACGATGAAAACATTGAAGCAATGATAATTTACTTAACTCCTGGATTTAACTTTAAAAATGTCATAACGACCATCAATGCAAATCCAAAAATTCGCGGGGTTGTGTTGCAGACATTTGGTATAGGAGATGGTCCCACAGGAAATGACGAATTTTTACACATGTTAAAAACATTAAATGATAAGAATATTATTATATTAAATATATCCCAAAGCATTGAGGGTCACATAGATACAGGAGACTACGAGACGGGGAAAACCTTATTAAAATATAAGGTTATTAGTGGTAACGACATGACGCTGGAAGCAGGATATAGCAAGTTATTATATTTATTGACCAAATATAAGAGCGGGAATATGTTATATTCAAGAGAACAGGTTATAACAAAGGACCTATTGCTTGACATCCGAGGAGAGCTATCAAATACCTCTACTTCTTTCGAATTTAATTAATTTACACAATAGTATACTCTATACTATACTATTGCTTAATTAGTTCTTGTTTCAATTGGTTTAAGTGTTCAGGTAGTATGACATGATTAGTTAGGATATCTCTGATGCATGCATGTGTTTCGTCAAACAAGTCCATACAAAACAACAATCTAAATAAATTCTCGTCGGACATGTCATTTCCAATCAATAGTAATAGGTAGGTAAATCGTGTTTTACCAAGGCGCATAATATCAAATATTTCTTTAAAATGATCCTTAACAGCATTACATAATAAATGTGTTTTTGCTGAAATCACCGAGTCAATCCAGGTGTCAACACGAAAGGCCTGCATAAATTGAATTCTATATAAATCGTCGTCGTCTAATTGTTTGTATGAGCAAATAAATGAAGTATCGAATACTTTATTTACATCTTCTACAATAGTCATTACGGTAGTAATGTAATTATAATTATAATATTTAAGTAAGTTATTATAATTATTGTTTTTTTAATTATTAATTATTAATTATTAATTATTTAATTATGGTTTTTATTATCCTGGTCGCGTATAAGATCTCGTGTAGGGATGCCTCCTCTTATCCAACCCTCTGCAGCAACGCCTTCAATTAAATTAGCGGGATTATTGATAGTCATTTTAATTTCTGGTATTAAGGGAGTCTGGCTATATTTTAGATAAGATAATTCCGCACTAGGATTAATACTTTTTTTATTATTTGCCAATTCTCCTTGCTGTAATTGTGTTTCAAGTACGGCATTCGACTTGCCTCGCCCTATATATGGGACGGTTACAAAGGGTCTTTGTGTTAGACTAATTTTACACTTTGAGCGTGTAAGTTCGGATATCTGCAACTGAGAGCTTTCATCAATATTACACCCACCAATCCCAATCTGATGACTCCCAGAAAAATTGACAAATGGCTGGGATGTCGCAAATTCGACAGCATTGGTCATAGGACACTCGGGCTTAAAATTAGTCAATAAGTAGTTTGCCGCATTTACATTTTGTATACTACTTTGACTAAGATCGCAGGAATCG